ATATGCTCTGCATGCGCCAGCCCGTCACATATGCGATCTGCGCGATGCCGGAGGTAAACAGGTGATCCGCCAGGGGGGTCAAGTCCTGCGACATATACTTGTTCGTGTAGATGCTGAACAGCATTTGCCGAACGCCGGTCGATTGCCTTTGCGCAAAAACCACGGCGTCGCCGACAATGGAGGGGGCAATGCCTTGGGCGCTCCCCCAAGTCGAATGCTCCACGGCGTTAATCATGGTCGCGGTGATCGCCGAACCGGCCGACGTGCTATTACCACCCGAGCTGTTGCCGGAATTGACAACCCACTCGGCGCCGCTGAATCCGGCGAAAAGATCCGTCTGGGCGATGAGCCATTGAATCGGGCCGCGCGATGCCGCGTTGAGATCGAACGCCACGGCATCGGTGGCGAGCGTCTGGTCGCCCAGCGCAAAATTCTCCAGGTCATTCGTGACGGTGCCCCAAATGCGCTGCGGTTCGTAACCGCTAGACGAATACCAAACTCGCTGCTGGAACGAACACACGGCCTGCGGAAACCCCCGGTAATTGCTCCACGCCGCCTCTGACCAATACTCGGTTGCATTGGTATTAGCCAGTTGCGTGATGACGTTGGCCGTGGCGGAAATCGCCGAGGCAACTCCCGTGATCTGCACCAATCCGTAAAGAAAGCCGTCCACGACCTCAAAGACGATGCGCGGATTGGTCGTGCCCGGGCTCACGAGCGCGACACAATTGTTGATGACAAAACGATAAAGCCCGAGTTGCACCGCCGTTCCCGAGATGTCCACGTTACGGTCGCTCCGGCTGCTCACGAGGCGGATTGTGTCCCACGTCTGGCCCCCATCGACACTGCGTTGCACGGCGATGTCACTCGACCATACGCCGTAGGAATGCACTTCCCACGCGCCGATGGCCTGGATGGTGGCCGAAGTGCCGGGGGTAAATCCGCCCGCCGCGGTGCCGTCCACTTCGAGATAATTTGAGGCATTGAGGTAGGCGAGCTGCCAGGTTGATCCTATGTGATTCGCGTTGAAAACATCAACCTCTTCCCACAAACCGGCATCGAGGTCGGGGGCGAACGTGGCACCCGCAACATGGGACGTGACGCAGTTATAGATCACGCTGCTGACTTCCACCGAATTCCCGATGGTGTAGTAATGTCCGGTGATCCACGCCGGAGCCGCGACGGTCAGGGTGATACCGTTGCCCTGAATGGCGCTCGCCGTAATCGTCGTGTCCGTTGCATTCTGATCCAGCAAGGCCGGCGTATTGAAAATGACCTGCGACATCACCCAATCCACGTTGCTGAACCGCGTCAGTTTGTAGGGCGGATAACTTGGGCTCGTGATATATAGCACGTCGTTGATCTGGCAAAAGTCCAGATGCCAAATATCCGTGTCCCAAACAATCGGATTCCCGCCCCCCGCATCGGACCCGTAGGGCGTCGGCTGCTCCAGAATCGACTGGGCCACCCAATGCGTCGGATCAGAGGACGGAACCGGATTGGTGCCCGCGCCAATGCTCAAAATGCAATAATAGGACGCAGCCGAGTAATTGACGAATGAACCCGCGACGTAGGCCAGACTGGCATTCCAAGCTGGAAGACTGCCGACATTGACGCTGATCAACTGACCGGCATTATTGTAAAATCGGATGTAATGGTGCCCAAACTCCAGCATGAACGTCGTTGCCGGGCTGAAGGTAAAGGGCACCAACCGCGAACCATAATTGTGCCCCCCGGTATTCGCCAGCTTGGTATTCGCCACGTACTGCGTTCCCGTCCTCCGGGTGAGTCCGCCCGTCTTGTACGGAATCATGTTCTGGCATTGGCGCAGCGATTCGTTGTATTTGCGCTGGTCAACGCGGGCGTCGATCCGGGGCGACACTTCGCCGCCCGCGAAGTTATTGAGGCTGAGCAGGGACTTCGGCATGGCTCAACCGTTGGCGCCGCCCCAGCGCGCATTCACAAATCGGGACGTTCCGATGGGATTGAAGCGCCGTACCATCTGCTCGCCGCCATTTCGAGCCCGCGCCTTGCGCAACTGCTTTTCGTACTCGCCCAGCATCTGCTCCTGCATCTTACCACCGTCCTGCCGTAGAGGAGTCGCTACCGCCGCGGCCAGCTTGTAGGTGAAGGCGTCGGTGAAGATCGAATCGAACTGCGTGCAATCCGGCTGATTCTTCACGTACTGAATGACGGCCTGCGGTTCATCGCAGTAGAGGCATTGCCCGTTCACCGGATCGGTCATCAGCTCGTATTCATCGCTGCACGATCCATCAAGATCGGCGCCCGACGAATCGAGCGAAGTGTTGCCGTTAAGGGTGACGAGCAACTGAAAATCGTCCGGCAGCGCATACTGGAAGGCCCAGCCACTCGCGTAGGCGGAACCGCTAAGCCCAAGATAATTCGGCGAGCCAGTCTGCACGTCGGTTTGTGTCAGGCATCCGGTCGTCAGATCGTTCAAGAAGCTCACCGTCGAAGTGTAGTTGAACATCACCTGATAGTAGTACCCGCCAAAGGTGACGTACACGTTGGCGAGATAGGCCGTAAGCGGAGCCCACGCCGTAGCAGTGATCGAACTGCCCAAGCTCGGATAGCCCGGCAACGGCGTCTGCGGGATTGCCACGAGCGGTCCCAAGGGCGTCAGCAGACAGTTCCACTTGCCCGAACGACTGACCTCCAGATAACACAGATTGAAATTGGCATTGCACGCCAGAGCCGGCGGACTTGTCGGGTCGGTCATCGAGTTGATCGACTGCGCTCCGATCTTGCTGAGCGCGATGTTGCAGAGATCCACCGGTGCCAGTGTCGTAGGCATTTAAATAGTTGATCCCGATGCCATAGCTCGCCACAAGCTACAGCACCGGGATCATGTTGAGATGGAGCAGTTGCCTACTCCAATTTTAGTTGGCGGTGATGATCGGAACGCGGAACACGCTGACCGTGTTCGCAACCGTCGTGTTGACCGTGAGCAGCAACGCCTGCAGCCAGCAATCGTTCTGGATTTGGTATTGCTGGAACAGTCCGGTCGTCGCGGCCACGTAGCCGGTCGGCGAAGCCCCCGGGTTGACCGAGAACGGCACGATGGACGGCGGCGTTCCATACATCTGCGTGCCCGCGGCAAACGCCACGTTGCCGGCGGCACCGGCCACGTTGATGGAGTTGGAGTACCGCTGTTGATTCGGCATCCAGGTCGTGTTGGCCACGGAATGAGGCGCAACCGCTCCACTTGTCGCCACGAGGCAGGTGTATGCCTGATAGGTGGGCACCGACGTCGCATCGAGCACCACGTTGCCGGGAACGTAAGACGTGCCCGAGACCCAGACCGGAGCCTGAATCGTTGTGTACGGCTGGCCGACCGCGGCCGCGGAACCGGCTGCATTGGGAATCGGAAGATTCGACAGCAGCGCGAGATCGTTGTCGCCGATTGCCATCGTCAGCGTGGTCGCGGGCGCCGTCAGCCCGGACGACACCTTGCCGTTCGGATCGACGACAGTTCCAGCGCCAAGCAGCGCAATGTTGATGATGTCGTTCGCCGCCTCATTGCCCGTCCAAACGTAGGTGGCGACGATTTCAAACGGTCCCTCGAAAAGGGCGTTGTTCTGCCCGTACGGCGGATTGATGATTTGCGCTTGCCCGGGAGCGCCCGGGAAGTTGTTACCTTGCTGTTGCGCGAGTGCAACGTCTGTGTACCAGGTAGCCATGATTGTTTTTCCTTATGGGTTAAATTGTGGTTGCTGGTGGATTACACGGACTCGTCGCACGCGATCTGTACCACGCCTTCGTCTTCCGTCCGAGTCGCATCCATCAGGAGGCAGGTGTAAACCTGAATCGCCTGCGATTGCGTGGGGAGAATGTCGATCTTGGTCATCACGTCCTGCCCCTTTCCGAGCAGGAGGAAATCCTTCTGCCAAGCGTAGCAGTTGCGAATCGTGGTGGAACCGGATTGGAACGGAACGAGCTGCGTCCGTTTGAACTGGAAGCCCATGAAGTCGCGGATGCGACCGTCACGGAGCGCGCGCACGTCGTTGTAGAGTACGCTGTTCACCTGATCGACGTTCGTGATGAGGTTGTTCAACTCCTTCGCCGCATAGGCGAAGTAGCGCCCTTCCTCGTCCACATCGTTTCCGTCCAGAATGAACGATGCCTGTGTGAGCTTGGCGAGCTGGAGGCCGCTGTTGGCGCCGCCGCTGCCGTAGGTCACGGCGATGGTCTGGCCGGTGCCGCTGACGCCGCCGGTAGTCGGCAGCACTTGCGCGGTCGTTCCCTGCGCGCCCGTGTAGCGTGTGCCACCCGCCGCGTTCAGCAAAATGATGTCCTTCTGGCGGGCCGCGGCGATGGCGTGCTGCCGGGCCGTGGGCGACGTCGGATCGCCGAGCTGCCCAAGCAGAATGTGATCGAACTGGTCGATCCATGTCGTCTTGTCGTAGGGGCGCGGACGCACCCAGTAAAAGGCGGACGGAATATCGGACGGTTCGGATTTTTGCGCACGGGCAGTCACCTGCCGCATCGCATACGTTTGAGCGCCGAGTACATCGTAACGCTTGGCTTCGCCCTGAATGTTGTCTTCGACATAGCATCCGGCGAGGCGGTGATTCTTCTGCTGCGCCATTTTCTCCCGAAAGTAATTATCAAATGCAATTTGATAATGGGGAGGCAGGCTAAAGATTGCTCCAGCCATGAGAGTGTGTGATTAACGAAAATTGCTGATCTGATTTCGTTCGCTCCCCGGGTATCCTGAAAGGGCCGGTCATCGAACTGTAATGTTCGACCGGGTGAGCAGGCCCGCTAGGCGGGGTGTCTTCTGCTCGGTCTTGACTAAATAATGAGCCGAAGTTTGGGCTAGTCAACAAAAAACCAGCCCACCCCAATCAGAGGTAGGCTGGTGATCGCATAAACCCCAAATTACGTGATCGCGCCGACCGACCGGCTGACTTCGTTCAGCGTCGTGCCGTCTGAGAGAAACTGAATCAGCATGATCTTGCTGTTCGTTCCGGTAAGCACGCCGGTCGAACGGAAGCCGGTGCCAAAGGTCAGCGTGCGAGGATTGGCGGCATCGTTCGTCACCAGAATCGTTTTGATCGCTCCAGCGTTGTAGGTGCCGCTCGTGATGACGGTGGTGTTGCCGGTGGCTGTGACCAGCGATGCGTAGGTCGAAACGGCGAAGATAGCCGTAAGATCAGTGTTGCCCGACGCGACGTAGGTGCCGAGCGTAGCGAACGGAACCTTGGCGCCGCTTCCCGTCATTTGGGCGAGCATGTCGGCGTTTGGACTAAAAGGGGTGTTATTTTGACCTGCCATGATGATTTTGAGTTAAGCCGGTGGCGTCCTAAGTGTGCCTATGTACCCCCCATTTACGGTTTGTCAAGCTTTACCAGAGGCGTGCCTTCCGGGGCCTTGCCGGGCAGCGGTGGAAAAACATTTGGGTATGTCTTGCCCGTGGCGTCGTCGTAGTGCTTGAGCTGGATCGTGGTGTCCACGACGATGGGAATGCCGGCATCGCGGGTCAGCCAGTCGAGCCAGTAGTCTTCGGTCAGCCAGCGGGCCTTGCCGGGCCATAGGGCGTCGCGCACCGGCCCCATGGAGAAAAACCCCCACGAGTCCTTGCGGCTGTCGTCGTCCTCATACTTGAGCCAGGGGTTGCGCTCGCCGATCTGCTCGAAGGCCGCGCGGTGGTAGCACTTGAACCCGGTGCCGAGTTCGGCCACGCGCAAGGCCCAGCCGTCGATGATGCCGGCCGCGTCCGGGTAGTTGTAAACCCAATGCCCGTTATCCTGGCGGATCGTGTAAAAACCTCCACACACGAGCAGCCCGTGAGTCATCATGCGAATGATGATGGTGACAAAATCCTGCGGGCTGGGCATCAGGTCGTAGTCGAAGAAAAACAGATACGTCGCGTCCGATTCAAGAAAGTCGGTGACGACCTTGTTGCGCGCCCGGGCCACTCCCCCGCCGCCGACGAGGTACACCGACACGCGGAAAGGCAGGTTGTACGCGCGACTCAATGCCTGCACGGGCAGGCGGTAATGCTCCGCCAGTTTGTTGAAATCCTCCTCCTTAATCTCGCCGCTGGATTTCAGGTCTTTGATCGGCGTCGCAATCCAGACGGTCGGCTTTTGCGGCGGCACGTATTGGACGGGTTCGGCCCCTGGCTTAAGTTTCCAGAGCGCGTGTGGAGCATTTTCGATCCCGAGACATTCCTCGGCTATAAGGTCGTAGTAACGCTCAATTGCCGGTCGAAACGACGG